ATAGAACCCCTTGTTCTCCCCTTCCAATACGATAAAGTTTGCGAGTTTCTGCATCTGTGAAGTCAAGAGATTTGTAGTCGAGATCATAATCAAACTCTTTCATGTCAAGTTAAACGAACACGATAATCTTGTAGTTTTTGAATCAGTCGCAGATGATCTACAACTCCTGGTGCAATTTGTTCCCTTGCTCTTGCAACATCATGTGCTGACATTGTTTCTAATGATTTGAGCAGGTGATCGACTTCTTGCAGTGATAGATTCATGTGAAATTAGTGAGGGACTTGTAAACAGCACTAACATGCATGTTTCCATGTATGTATCCTGCTACTATAACACAGATACAAGAGAAAATTACAACCAAGAGTGATAGAACGTAAGGTGTTCTATTGAAATCCTCTGGATTGTTTTGCTTTTGGTTTGTCAATGACTTCTACATGTGAAAGAAATGCTTTTTTGTTCCACCAAATAGTTCTCAAATCTTCCCAATTATCCACAGTAATAATATCACCAGATTTACTGGTCACTTTATAGTGATGACGATCATAAGGTTCATCAGATGAAAGTGTAAAATACTGTGGATCGTTGGGTTTAATTAGTTCCATCTTTTGGTTTTAAGATAATCAAGAACATCCTGACGGACATCCATCAATTCATGATAACACAACTGATTGTGGGCACACTGTCGTAAAGCAGGATCAGGTTTGATTACAGATTCAATGAAAATATCAAGACCACGATTCCATTTGTCTTGCTTACTTTCATTGTCTTCGATGTTGTTCTGATCCTTCATTTAATAACCTCCCAATGGTCGTCTGCGGATTCATTTATCCAAAAAAAGTATTTACCACTGATAGATGCGAGGAATACTCTGTTACCATCACGTTTTTCAACACGACAAGAGTGTAAAAGATCCATCTGATTGGCAAATCGGTTCTTTGCCTTTGAACTCTTAGGTTTTACACAAAGAAACTCAGCTTTCATAGTTTGATTAACCTCCACAAAGGTAATTATACAGGGTTTTTTAGAACTTGTCAAGTAGTAGTGCAGTGACACGGGTTCCCCAGTTCATGAACCAAAAGAACGATGCAATGAAGATTAACTTGTGTGTGGCAGTCATACCCCCTGTGTGTTGTATGCACCTACTATAAGACCCTCCAGGGGTCTCCTAGAGGGTCTGTGGACGGTTTGTAAGGTGTCAGCAAAAACTCAACCATCCCGTAATAATATATTTTTCTTTATTATAACAAATATTACTTTTATGTGTGTGAGTGAAATCTGTGGGCCAAATAAGTGTTAATCCTTTTTCTGCCTTGACATTAATGTTTTGATATCTAAATGATGTGCCACCTCTATTTCTCCACCAAAAAATATCATTATGTGTGGTTAGATATGTCATAAAAACTAGGCACCTCCTAGAAGTTGATGGATTTAATCGTTCACAGTGCCATTTCTTAAACCCACCACCAGGATTATAATGCTGAATAATAGCACGCTCAGCAACTCTAAATGAAGTCCCTTTAAATACTGGAAATAGTTCAATATAGTTGTTTATACATTCTCCTAAATGATCTGAATATCTTTGACTTAGTGCCCCTCTATCTGGTAAGTAAACATCATTAGAATCTTTTTGATCTTTATAAAAACCAGGAAATCCAGTATCAAGAGAATATGAAACTCCTTTTGTTTTTTGTTTACTATTTTTGTGAAAATTTATAAGATCATCAAAAAGGGTGGTATTTTTTTCATACCACCCAGCAATACAAGTATTTGATTTATTCAATTTATGTGATTTCATAATAAAATTGTAGTTTAATTATTATACATCATATGCGATAAATACGACACCTGGTCCACCATTACCACCGGTTTCACCACCATCAGCAGAACCACCACCGCCACCGCCTCCTGTGTTGTTTTTACCATCTTGATAGGGTTGAAAGGGACCATCAGGTGGTCCAGCTGAACCAGAACCTGCATAACGTACACCATGACCACCAGCATATCCGCTTCCAACTAGATGTCCCAAACCACCAGCTCCGCCAAGGGAGTCTGGACCGGCTGGACCTTCGGCACCTCCACCACCACCTGCAAAGTACCAGTTACCAGGTGAAGAAAGATCAGGTTGAGGAGGAGCTCCAGAATCCCCATATGGATTTGATGGATCTCGGAATGTAGATGGAATAGCAATTCCGAGACCACCATTACCACCACGATCCGAACCTGGTGAAGTTCCACCGATACTTCCGGCACCACCTCCGCCGCCACCGCCATTTGCTCCACCAGTATCTCCTGGGTGGGACCCTCCTCCTTCATTTCCACTATCAACTATCCATGGATGAGGATTTGCTGGATTTTGATTTGAAGGTCCACCAGGGAGTCCTCTTCTACCTGATCCACCTCCACCTGATCCACCAGTTTTACCACCACCACCTGTTCCATTTCCATCAGCATTAGTTCCACCACCACCTTTTCCATAAATGGTGACACCCAAATTACCAGCAGAACCAATCAGTGAATCAGAACCAGTAGCTCCATCGGAGGGTTGAGCACCTCGACCACCACCGGCACCACCGGCACCAACAGTGATGGGATAAGTTGCTGCGGTAAATGTTCCTGTGGGAGCTGGTCCCGTTGCTACACCACCTGCACCTCCTCCACCACTAGAGTGTCCTGTATTATTGTCTCCTGCACCACCTCCACCACCAACAACAAATACCTCAGCATTTACTAATGTTTCTGTTACTACAAAAGTTGATGGTCCTGCTGTGGTAAATACGTGTATTCTTTTACCGTTATATGTGTATTCAACATCACCACCGGATGCGGAAAAAGATTCTTCAGCAACTTCATCACCACCACCAGAACCAAAACCAAAACCACCAAGTCCTCTAGTGATTCCAGTAAATACTGGTTTTTCTTTCTTAAAAAATTCGTTGAAGATACTCATTTTAGTAACCTCCTATCAAACGCCTACATCACCGAATCTAATATCTCCACTCTTGGTGATAATAGTTCTGTAGTTGTTTGCATCAGTATTGGTTCCACCATTGTAGTGAACACCAAATGTAACTACATCAATATCATCAGCAGTTGTTGAAAGTGTTACAGTTGTTGCAGATCCAACTCTTGCATCTGTTGCAAAACCAGTAACTCCTTTTGGTGTTAATTGAATGTAAGTTCCAATACCACCAGGCATACCACTTACAGGGACTACCATTGTATTACCAATACCACCTGTTGGTGCTGATCCACCTTGAGTGAAGAGGACTGTAACTGTGTGGAATGAATTCTTGGTTGCAGGGAAGTTGGTGATAGAAACAATACCAACGTTTCCACTATCTAAATCATGAGTAAATACGGTTCCGTTTGAACAATCAAGTTCAAGAGTAATACTCTTATTAAGAGTAAGGTGTGATGTTGCACCAACACTTACTGTTTCTGCTGCATCTTTAACATCAACACCACCACGGAATGTAACAGCAGATCCTGCTCTTGCTGTGATGATTCCAGTTACATTGATGTCTGCTTGGGCATCAACTAAACTTTGTGCAGTGATAATGCCTACTGCATCAATGTTAGTAACATCTTCATAACTCAGTGTGCCTCCAACAACTACTGCTCCAGTGAATGTTGCGGCAACACCGGTAACATTATTTACCGTTATATTGGGAGTTCCAGTTAAACCCTCGGCAAGAGTTGCAGTTCCATCAAAACTAGTGGCAGTCGCAACACCAGTGATGTTAATTCCTTTAGGGAAACTAACATTACCTTCACCACTTTCTGATTTTATAGTGTTTACCCTAATTTCAGACATCTTTTTCTAAAATCCTTTTGCTATGATTTATTTATCAAAAAATGCTCAGTACATTCGTATGTAAAGTAGTGGCAGAACCTACATGGAATGTTGCTCCAGTTGCAACATGAATAATTCCTTCTCTACAAAATGCACGATTTCCTGAAGAATCATCAGATTCAACAGAAATAGTTACTCCTGCAGTAATATTTACTTGCTCTGGTGTCTTAAAGAATACGTTCAGAGGTGAAGTTTGATCTGTTGACAGTGCAGTAGCAAAACCAGATACACCAGTTAAGTTTGCACCATCACCAACAAAACTGGTGGCAGTTACAGTACCATCAACATCTAGTTTAGTTGTAGGTGCTGTACTACCAATACCAACGCGATCATTAGTACCATCAACGGTAAAAATATTTTGATCTGCTAAATTGGCAAGTGTTACTGCTCTGGTCATTATACCAATACTTTTTTCTATTTATAAAAAGACCCTTCAAGGTTTCTCTTGAAGGGTATATAAACTCATAGGACATCCTCATTTATCTTATCAAAAGAATACCAACCCGTTGCAATATACTTTGTTTTGAAATTATGAACAACTCCATGATGCAAATGAGTCCAATATGCTGGCCATAGAACAACTTTACCTTGCTCTGCTTTAATCGTTTTTTTATAATATGGAAATTTAGTTCCACCACCAAAATTTAAAGTGTTTAGATATATCATCCACACTAACATTCTTCTATTGGTACAACTCGATCCATCATTCTCCATGTGAGCACCAAAATATCCCTCAGTTGGATAATACCTTTGTATATTAAAACCATTTAATAATGACCAAGTATGCATATCATCCAATTCTGGATATTTTTGCTTATATTCTTCTACAGCAATTTTCAATTTGCTAGCAATTAATTCACTTACTTCATTTTCAAATTTTCCATCTGAATTTTGAAATCTACCAGGAAAGTCCGTAGAGATCTTTGCTCTAACATTTACTCCACCACCAGTTATTCCTGAATAATGTAATTTTTTATTGTTATTAAAAAATGTGATGATAGATTTACACTCATCAGCATTCAATAACTTTTTCTGATAAATGAAGGAATCCATAACTTAATTGCTCTTTTAATCATTCCAATAGATAACTTAATTTTACCCTCGGTTTCTATCTGAGTAAAGCAGTGGTGACATACAAAATCTGCCAAGTTATCAACATCTTTAGAAGTTAAACCAATTTCGACCCTCTCATCATCAGTTTTTATAATTAAGAGGCAATTTTTTACTGCTGGACCACCTTTTTTATCTATGTGAAGATACTCTATAGTCGTTGGATTAATCATAATACTTCAAAATTCCAAGAAATAATTGTTTTTCTATTTCCATTATTTATTGGTGCTCTGTGTCTAATGTGCGAGGGAAAAAATATCATATCACCTTCTCTCGCCTTTATTGTTGTTTTTCTTTTTGAATAAGGATCAATTATTTCAGTTTTAGGAGAACTCTTGTCAAACTCAAGATAATAAACTCCTGTGAAATTACCCCGGTGAGTGTGCCATCCATGTTCATCATTTCGTTCATATTGTTGAAACCAAATGTCCTGAAGATTTACGGAAAAACAATTTATGTCTTTTAATAAAGAATTAACTTGTATGTTCCAAAAAGGTAAAAAGAAAGTAACCCACTCTCTTTTAAAATCAGAGGCATCTTCCCAATCAAGAGATGAAATATTATCAACTTTAGATTTATATGATTTTGTTTTGTCTATTAATGACAGAAGCACATCTTTAATTAAGATGTGCTCCGGCATGTTAAGTTTGTACACAGGTTGACATAATTTAATCTTTTTCATTTATATCATGCAGAGTACCTAATCATTATACATCCAGGAGCACCATTACCGCCATCACCAGAACCATTAACAAAATTATATGATGCTCCACCTCCACCTCCACCACCGGTGCCACCTACCGCATTATCTCCGGGTCCAGTTCCATTATTACCAGGTCCTGGAGGAGCACCACCACCAGCACCACCGCCACCAGGACCACCAGATCCAGAGTTGCCTACATTAGTGTGTGAAGCAGATGTTCCACCTCCTCCTCCACCACCAACGAGTCCATTGGCAGTTAATGCATCTCTCCATGCAGTTCCTAAACCATTTGAAAATGGCGAGGGAAGTAATGGGTAAAGTCCAGGACCAGGAAATACAGTAGGTGCTCCAGCACCACCATCACCACCTGTTGGATCTGAAGGAGCATTTTGTCCAACTCCTCCAGCACCTCCACCACCTCCAGAAGCTGCTCCATCTCCAGATTGTCTGCCACCATTAAATCCTTGAGTTGTTGGTGAAATGCCATCTGGTGATGCAACAGTATTACCTATTGGTCTACTACTTGTAGGTGATGATGCAGCACCGCCACCAGATCCACCATTCATGACTGGTGAAGTGTCAGATTTACCACCATTATTTCTAGCACTTCTATTTTCACCCGCACCTCCACCACTTCCAACAACTGGTGTACTTAATCCAAGTGTTGAATCATTACCTTTTGCTCCAAATCCAGGAGTAGGACCCGATAATGGATCACTATTACCTGCTCCACCAGTTCCAGAAGTTACTGGATAAGTTCCAGCAGATACTGTTGAAGTGCCCGTTCGATACCCACCAGCACCACCTCCACCACCGGCATGGTGATTAGAGTTATTGCCAGTTAATCCGTTGCCACCACCTCCACCACCACCTACTACCACATAAGTGATAGTGGTCGATCCTGAATTTACTACAAAGTCATCACTAGTAAATCCATCAAAAAATAGATGATATACATATCCACCCGTCTCCATTTTTGCACCACCAGATGCAGAAAATGGTTCACTAACAGCACCACCACCAGAACCAAAACCAAAGTGAAGTCCAGTAAAAACTGGTTTTTCTTTCTTATTAAACTCGTTGAAGATACTCATTTAGTTACCTCCTATCAAACGCCAATATCACCTTGACGGAAATTACCGTTCTTAGTGACGTAAGTTTGATAACATGTTGCAACTCCTGCCCCACCACCAGTGTAATGAATAAAGAATGAAATAAAATCTTTATCAGATGCGGTTTCAGATAATGTTACAGTAGATGCAGATCCAATGTTACCTGTTGTGTCAATTCCTGTTTGAATTGTTCCACCTACAGTAGGTGAAATGTGAATATATGTTCCGATACCTGTTGCAGCAGTTGTGTTGCCAAATCCTGCTGGTGTTGTTGCACTTTGTTTGTGGATTAGAGTAATTGTTGTTCCATTTGCCTCATCTGCAGGCATATTTCTGAACGAAACAATACCAATGTTCCCACCAGATGTGGTAGCAGTGTTATCAAAAATAAATGTAGTTGCCTCTGCAACATCCATTTCAAGCACCATTCCTGCACCACTTAAATGTGTTGATGCAATGGCAACGTTTTCAATAACACCTCTAAATCTTGATGCCCCACTGGTGACTGATAGTCCACCACCAACTGCTCTTAAACCTCCTTGAGCAGTTACAATACCAACCGAATCAATATTGGTAACGTCTTCGTATGAAACTTTTCCTGAAAATGTAGCAGCAACACCAATCAAGTTATTGATGGTGATATTAGGAGAACCAGAGAGACCAGTAGCAGTGCCAGTAACGTTACCAGTCAGAGGTCCACTGAATCCACCAGAAGCAGTGGCAACTCCAGTGATGTTAATACCACCAGCACCAGTGATTCCATATCCAACAGGAACTTCAATACCGTAGGTAACCTCTGGAGCACCAGTCGCTGCCCTATCTACAAATTTGTCGGCTCTAATTCTTGACATTACTCTAGGATCTTTTTACTTATTTATAGATTATGATAAAGATAAAACATCAGGAACTAATTCATCACCATCAGAAATAATTAAATCAAAAGTATCATCAACAATGATATTTGCATAGTTTGTATATGCAACACGGAAACCATCGGAACTTAATGTTGCACTACTAGGTACATCAACTGTGGTGGTTTCTGTGATATTAAGATTATTGTTTACATAGTAAAGGAAATTTGTAGGACCAGAATTAGATAATGCAGTTCCCAGTCCAGTGACTCCACTCAGTTCACTACCATCACCATAAAAGCTAGTTGCACTAACAACACCAACAACGTTCAGTTTTTCAACAGGAGAAGTTGAGTTAATACCGACATTTAAGTCAGTGTTAACGCTTAATGCATTTTCATTAGCTAATCTTGCTAAACTCCGTGCTCTCGTCATTGCACAACTTCTTTCTAGTTATTTAGCACATAAAAAAAGACCACCTAGTCCACTGACTGGTGATCTGGAAGTTTGGGAAGAAGATCAAAAGATATAATTGTTCTGTGCTTTCTTACTTGATTAGGATGTACAAAATGTAATGTATATGATGGAGAGATAAAGATTGTTCCCTCTTTTACATTCTGTGGATATGCGAGTGATGTAGTATCACTTCTGGGATCTTGCCATGGTGCTACAAAACAAGTGGGAGTATGAACTTTGGGGTCATACTCAACATAAAGAATACCAGTAAATCCCCAACTCTTATGGTTGTGAATTGTTTGGTGATCACCTTTTTGATACCTAACAGTCCAACAATCTGTCATACTACAGGTGACTTGTGCTTCTTGCACAAACTCCCACAACTCATCTTTGATTAGATCTTGGAAGTAATGAAGATAGGATTTCTTATTGGTTTGTCTATCTGTCTCAAAGGTTTGGAGGTCAGTCCTTACGAACTTTTCCTCCTTAATCCTTTTTAACAGACCTCGTTTTTTAAAGTCCCAATCTTTAATCTGATATTGATAAGAGGGAAATTCAAATAGGGGTGCCTTCATATTTTTACAAAATGTTTTTTTGCATCTTCAAATATATTAAAATTAAACCGATCTTTACTGTAAATATCAAAAGCAACGGTGATTCTTTCACTATCACCCGTATAAGTATTAGTCCAGTGAGTCATAGTTGATGGAAAAAATGTCATTTCTCCATTTACGTTACAAATTGATTCTCCTTCGTAGAATGTGTTGGTGGATCCATCCACTTTTACACATAAATGACCGGAAAGTGCATGTATAGGGTTGATGTCATATTCCAGGTGTCTATGTGGTTTAATTCTATCACCTTTTCGCATAACATTTGCCCAGCACCGAACAAAAAGGGGTGTATTTTTTAAATCAGTGTATGATTCATAACCTTTCCTAATTTCTTTCCTAAGTTGATTTGTGTTTAACCATCTAAGCACGTTAAAATGAAAAAATCTTGAGGTTAATGAATTATATCCTAATCCGGTGCCACCATCAGTTAGAATATTATAATAATCCGTTGGTGAATGTATTTTTATGATCTTTTGTTCATTTTTAAGAATTTGTTTTGTAAACCTTTTTAGATTAACATCACTCTTCAAAATGAGCACACTCATCGTGCTCTATCCCATGCACAGTGTGCTCTTTGTCCATCAGCAAGAACATAATGGAAGAAGATCTGATGATAATAAAGTTCAGTTTCTGAGGTCTTTTTACCAAACAGTTTCTTATTTTTCTTCTTTTGCACACCAGGCATAGCATCACGCCAGTGTGGACGTTCGCATCCTTTGTAGATCATGCCATCACCAGGTTGAAGAACGACCGAACGATTCTCACCAGGAACAAGAACAGTTGTCTTCTTCTTATCGGTGTAAGTATCGGGAGTTTTAATCCAGATTGGCCAATCTTTATCTTTACCCTCAAGATTGGTGCTGACATGAACAGTCACTGAGATTTCACATGCATCACGATCAGCATGTTTCGTCAGTTCCTGTCCAGGATAATAGAACCTATCATAGTAATAGGTATTATAAAGTTTACGACCCAGATGTTCCTCCAGTTTCATACGAATACCAGAGTGAATCGCACGATATTGTGGGTGCCAATAACGTGATGTAGAACCTTCTACTTGTTGCTCAACGGGAACATGATTAAAGTGTTCGGGGTTCTTATCCCAATAGTTATACTGACCCTTTTGTTCAGGGACTGGGTGATAAAGTTCTTCAGGATCCCAAAGGTCTTTAACTACAAGATATCCATCCTTCTCAAACTTTTCATTACGAGTCCAGGCAGTTCCAGTGTTTTGTTTCTCTTGAAACAACAACTGCAGTTCCGTCATTTG